TATTTATTTTTCTTGAACGACATTTAATACTCCTTTTGGTATAGCTTGACAGTTAAAATGTATAAACCTAAATGGTTCATACCCCATATCTACAGAATACATATGTGGCATATATGATGGAAAGAGTATGAGTCTCCCTGGTATAGCTTTATAGTGTATTTGTGATGAGGCGTAAGTTATTTTTGATCTGTCTTTTTCAGGTAAAAGATTCATTATATTACCAGCTCTTGGGTCTTCAAATATAGGCATCGATGTTTTGTCGCTAGCCTTTAAAAAATAAAAGCCGGATATATGTCCATTCCAATGGGTGTGTAAAGTATGGTGTCCACCACCTTTTTTAGCAAACTCTTGTACCCATAGTTCAGTAGTAAACAGTTGATAGTTCGTTAGATCAAACCCCATTTCACCCAATAAATTATGTGCAGTTGCACCTATGTAATTTTGTAACTCTGCAAAATTAGGGTCACCAATTAATGGTGTTGAATGAAATACATGACCCATATCCCCTTTGTCACCAAATTTTTTATTACGTTTATCAATATCTTTTTTTAAATTTTTCTTTGCTGTCTTTATATAAGAATCAGATGCTTTATTTAGGTCATCTACAAATGCTGGCTGATCAGCAAACCATATTGGACATTTAAATAAATCGTCTCTGGCTAACTGCTTAGGGAATTCTATTTTTTTATTCTTTTTCATATCGCTCCTATTTATATGGCCATCCTAAACTCCAGATAACTAAACTATGTCTAGATCCTTTTTTAACTGGACATACTCTATGCCAAACAAATCCAGGAAATACAACCAAAGATCCTTTAGGTAGTATCTCTTTACATTTAATAACATTTCTTTTTTTATCAGGGTCCATATTTCTTAAATCAAATTCTAATTCACCGCCTTTATAATCTTTTGGATCAGATAAAGTCACTGTTACAGATAACTTTCTAATTTTACCATTTGATGGATCTCCTTGTTGTCTTTGATAAGGTTGATCCCAACCATCACAGTGCCAATCATAATACTGACCTTTATTATATTTTGTAAATTGACAATTTTCAGAAAAATCCCATTGAAAATTCCAACCTGCATTTATATTTGCTTGATGTATATAAGGTTGTATTTCTCTATAAATCCATCTGTCATTCATCCATACAATATCTGAATCTCTTTTCTTTTTTAAATCTTTAACTTGTTGTTGATTTAATGGTCTATCTCCATAACCACCAGTCACGGCCATTTGATCTTGTAAAGATTTTCCATAACGTACAATGTCATCACAGATACGTTCTGGAATTGCGGATTGAAAATACCAATAATAGTTTGTAAGGTTCATATGTCTTTATACATATGTTTTATCTTAATTTAAATAGAGAGTAAAGAGAAATTAAAAGAATTGATCTAGATCAATTATGAAATTGTCAATGTTCCAGTAACTGTAAACGTTGCTAATTTATCACCACCAGGATGTGTTGATGTAGAATTTGTACAAGGTGTAACTGCAAAAGTTCTAGCACTTGGTGCTCTTACAATAACTATACCAGATCCACCTGCATTACCACCAGGAGTATTACATTTAGCAGCACCACCTCCACCACCACCGAGACCTGCTGTACCAGCTGATCCATTTGGTTGTCCGGGTGTTGCAGTGGCTCCCGTTCCACCACCACCTGATCCTCCGGCTCCACCAGCACCAGCACCTGATCCACTTAAACACGCTCCACCACCTCCACCACCACCAGCGTAAGTTGTTGATGGTCCTAAAATACTATTTGATGCTCCACCACCTCCAGCTCCACCAGCAGAAACGGCACCACTAGTAACAACTGCTGATCCAGCGCCTCCAGCTCCACCACCACCTGATCCTGAAAATCCACCAGTATTAGGGTTAGTTTTAGGGTTAGTTCCACCTGGATTACCTTGAGGAGGGCTATAAGGAGGAGTATTACCTGATCCTCCAGGAGTTGCTGATCCTGTTGCACCAACAGATACTGCTCCACCACCAGAACCTCCAGGACCTCTACATGTTCCTCCACCAGTAGTTGTTATAGAATCATCTAAATCAGTCCCACCTGGATTAATAATTGAATCGTTTCCTTTAGTGGCTACTGCGCCACCACTACCCACAGTTATATCATATGTTCCTGAAGCTAAACCTATTTTTGTTCCGCCTGGAAAAGAAGATCTCATACCTCCAGCTCCACCACCACCATTTGCATATCCAGTACCACCTCCTCCACCACCAGCTACTACTAGATAATCAAAAATTGCTCCATAAAATATTGACCCATCGGGCCATGTTCCTTGGGACTTGGCTTGAAATTGACTTTGCATTGACCACACACCACTTGCTTCATTTAATTCTTTTGTAATAACTACACCTGGTCCACCATTTGCTCCGGCTAGACCACCACTACCACCACCGCCTCCACCAGTGTTAGTTGTACCTACAGTTCCTGCTCCAGGATAACTATTTGTACCTGCACCACCACCGCCTGTACCTCCAGCACCTGCAGTAGGAGAAGTAGCTCCACCTCCACCACCAGCATAAACTCCAGAGTTAGGTATAGTAGTTCCTGGAAAATAAGGACTAACATCTGTACCAGCACCACCAGTACCTCCAGTTCCACCAGATGGGGCTACTACAGCGGCTGCTCCATGTCCACCACCTCCGCCAGATCCTTGGTTGGCTGGAACAGGAGAACCCGGTCTAGCGGGTGCTCCATCATTACCTTGTGAGGGAGTAGTAGGAGGAGTATTACCACTTCCTCCAACTCTATTTCCTGGTGCATTATTTTGACCGCCACCACCACCTGAACCACCATCAGCTCCTGCTCCACAGTTAGCACCTACAAAAGCACCTCCACCACCTCCGGCAGAAGTATAAGTTGTTGAACATAATATTATTTTGGAATCGTCACCACTACCTCCTGTCGCACCGGAAGCAGGAGCACCAGCTCCACCGCCGCCTACTGTTACAGGAACAGAGGTATTTCCTCCTACTAATTTACTTTCTAAAATTCTTAAGCCACCGGCACCTCCACCTCCACCCCAGTCAGTTCCACCACCTCCACCACCTGCAACTACAACTGAAGTTGTAAGTCTAGTTCCTGGTTGTGTAGTGAAAGATCCGGTAGATGTTTTTAATGTAACTTTACACTTCCCGAAAGAAGCTTTATTTACTTTCCCGATTATACCGCCGTTGGTTCTTGCCATTTAAGGTCTCCTATTCGGATACCCAAGCTAGCGCTGATGCATCCCAATTGTATTTATTATCTGCGTTATCCAAATCTGTTGCAATCCATCTTAGATTAGATTCATCCCAACTAATAAATTTATCTGTCTTATCAGTTGGATAAGTTATTGGTGCTTGCCAATCGTCACTTGAATCTAATGACCATGAAGCATGAGGTTGTTGTCCTAAAAATTTATCTTTTACAGGATCATAGATCATATCTTTTCCTGCATATTGTTTTCTAAAATTGTTGTTGTAAGAAGTTTGTTTCCAAATACCACCTTTAAAAAAATTAATACACCATGTTTCTCCATCAACATGCATGTCTGAAGGAACTTCATCATTTGAAACAACTACCACTCTTTGTACTACTTGATGAGTATCTGATGTAAATCCAGTAGGATCTGTCATTTCTTTTAATTCTGCAAAATGTGCCATATTTTATACTCCTTTAAAATTATATTTATACTTTACGCCTCATCTATTGTCAATCTAGTTTGACCAAGTTCCAGCTTTTACATTATTATATACTTCGTTCATATTCCAAACCCCTGGAGCTATTGGAAAATTAGGTGATGCACATGCTTGTTTTACAATAACTACACCTGGTCCACCTACACCAGCCGCAGGGTCAGCATTATTTACACCGCCACCGCCACCACCAGTATTAGCTACACCGGGAGCAGTTGGAGGGGCTCCGGGACCAGTTGCTTCTCCTGTTCCGCCACCGCCTGGTCCACCTGCACCACAAGAACCTCGACCACCGCCGCCGCCACCGGCAAAAACTCCACAAACACCAACACTAGTACCAAATACTGGACTTGCATCTGAACCGTTTCCACCATTACCTGCAGTAGATAAACCAGCTGTACCAGCTCCTCCTGCGCCACCACCGCCGCCTGCTTTAAATCCGTAAGGAGCGGGAGCAACTCCTGAACCAGCTCCACCAGCATTTCCTTGACCACCAGTTCCTGATCCACCTGCAAGTGGGGATACATTGTGTCCTGCTCCACCACCACCAGAACCACCTGGTAAACCATTACCAATACTATTTGGACTAGGAGATCCAGTTCCACCTCCACCGCCGCCTGAAGTAGACAAAGGTGTTGATGAAGCAAAACTTGAATTAGCTCCTGTTGAACCTCTTGAACCTGGAGAAGGAGATTTTCCTCCTGCTCCTCCAGCACCAACTGTTACTGTAACTTGAGATGCTGGAATAGGATGACAATTAGTTAATTTGTAACCACCAGCTCCGCCACCACCACCATAGCCTCCACCGCCGCCACCGCCGGATACTACAAGTACACTTGCTGTTCCTGGTCCAAAACCTGGTGTACAATAATTGCCTGATGAAGTGAATACTGTTTGAAAAGGTGCTCTTGATGTTGTTTGTGTAGGTCCAATTATTCCGCCATTGCCAGCCATAATTTAAACCTCCTAAGCGTCGTCTAATACTTCATATGAAATGAATAAATCTAAATCAGATGCAGCACTAGCTCCACCCTTAAGTACGTCGGTCTCTCTTAAATAAATTGGTGTGTCCACTAATACTAACGTTGCGTTAGCGGGAACTGAAACTACTTTTGCTAAATAAACATCAGA